GATGATGTAGGAGCAGTTCTTTCACCAGAACCTTTTACGGTAACGACAGTATCTTCTGCCAAAAATGGTGCAGATATTGAAACTATCGATTCTATCAAATATTATGCACCAAGAATATATTCAGCACAAAACAGAGCAGTAACTGGTAATGATTATGAATCGATCATTAAAAAAATATATCCAGATGCAGAATCTGTTTCAATAGTTGGTGGAGAAGAATTAGATCCGCCAGAATATGGAACAGTTCAGATATCGATTAAACCGAAAAATGGAACTTTTGTATCTGACTTTAATAAATCAAGAATATTATCAGAACTGAAACAGTATTCTATTTCAGGAATAAATCAAAAGATTGTAGATCTTAAGTTTCTTTATGTTGAACTGGAATCCTACATTTATTATGATGATTCAAAAGTATCAACTGCAGAATCTTTAAAATCAAAAGTTTATACATCACTATCAGAATATGGAAAATCGATAGATGTGAATAAATTTGGGGGGAGATTCAAATATAGTAAAACCCTTAGAGTTATTGATAATACTGATACTGCAATTACCTCAAACATAACCAGAGTTAAAATAAGAAGAAATTTATCAGCATTATTGAATCAATTTGCACAATATGAACTTTGTTTTGGAAATCAATTCCATGTAAATCCAAAAGGATTTAATATTAAATCAACAGGATTTAAAATTTCTGCAGAATCTGATACTGTGTATTTGACTGATGTTCCAAATGCAGATGGCAAAACTGGTATTTTGTCTCTGGTCAAAACTCTTCCGAATGGGACAAATAAAGTTATTTCAAAATCTGCTGGTACGGTAGATTATGTTAAAGGTGAAATTAATCTGGGAACAATTAATATAGTATCAACATCAAGACCAAATAACATTGTTGAAATTCAAGCATTCCCAGAATCTAATGACGTGGTTGGATTGAGAGATCTTTACCTTCAATTAGACATCTCTAAAAGTAAAATAAATATGGTAAAGGATGTTATTTCTTCCGGAGATGAAATTTCTGGAACAGTGTTTAACAGAGATTTTTATACATCAAGCTATTCTAACGGTAATCTAATTAGAGAGTAATATGATACAGACTGGATTTGAATCTAGAATTAAGGTTCAAGACGTTATCGAGAATCAATTACCAGAATATGTTTTGGACGAAAGTCCAAAAACTGTAGATTTTTTAAAGCAATATTACATATCTCAGGAATTTCAAGGTGGAGTAGTTGATATTGTAGAAAATTTAGATCAATATTTGAAGGTAGATAATTTAACACCAGAAGTAATTGTAGACAATACAACTACAACAGGAATAACAACAGTCGGAGATACTGTTGTCAATGTTTCTAGTACAAAAGGATTTCCAAATCAATATGGTCTTTTAAAGATTGATGATGAAATAATTACATATACTGGATTAACCACAAACACCTTTACTGGTTGTGTTCGTGGTTTCAGTGGAATTACATCATATCACAATGATTTAAATCAAGAAGAGTTAGTATTTACTCAGACAGAAGCAGCGTCTCACTCTGAAAATTCTAAGGTACAAAATTTAAGTTCCTTATTTTTGAAGGAATTTTATAAAAAAGTTAAGTATACATTTACTCCAGGATTTGAGGATAGAGCATTCTATTCAGATCTTAATGTAGGAAATTTCATAAAAAATGCAAGATCTTTTTATCAATCAAAAGGAACAGATGAATCTTTTAGAATTCTATTTAATGTACTCTATGGAGAAACTCCAAAGGTTATTAATCTTGAAGAATATTTGCTAAAATCTTCTGATGCAGAATATATTAGACGTGAAGTAGTTATTGCAGATCTTATTGGATCTGGCAATCCTCTTAATATTGTTGGACAGTCTATTTTTAAAACTAATGATTCATCTACAACAGCATCTATATCCGCAGTAGAACCTTTTACGAGAGGTAACAAGACATATTTTAAATTATCACTCTTTGTTGGATATAGTGACAGATCTTCTTCAATAGAAGGGATATTTAAAATTACTCCAAATACAAAGTGTCTTGAGAGAGTACAATCGGGATCATCCGTAATTTCCGTCGATTCTACTATTGGATTTGAAAAATCTGGAACAATTTTATCTGGATCTAATTTAATAACATACACTGATAAAAGCATCAATCAGTTTTTGAATTGTTCTGGAATAGAGAATACGATTTTACCTACTGATGATATTACTTCATCGACAGAAACATATTATGCATACGAAAATGGAGATACAAGTAAAAAGGTTGAACTAAGATTAACTGGTGTTATATCTGATTTTATTGCAAAAAGTGAGTATATCTTGGCAGATGAAGGGCAAACTTTAACAGTTAAACATCTTGGTGATAGTATAAAAAATCCAGAAGGGTCAAAAACTTATAAAGAAGTTTTTGCAAATTCTTGGATTTATAATACAAGTTCATCCATAGAAGTAGAAAGTATTGATGGTGGTGGAGATTTTACTTTAAAATCTCCAATCGATAGATCTCATCTTAAAAAAGGTGATATTATAGAAATTATAGATACAGCAACCAAAGAAATTAAATTCCCATTATATGATAATAATGGAAATATTATATCAGATATTCCTTATATTGATGAGGAAATTTCTTTTGGTTCCAAGAACATTTCAATTTCAAACTTAGCAGGATTTGTTTCGGATTCATCTTCAAATTATTCCATTAGAAGAAAAATTAATAAATCAAAAAGTTCTATAGTTCCATTTAAGTATGGAAATGAATCTTTAATTTCTGATGTTCAAAATGTTTATATTGAAGATGATAAATTTGCATATGTAGCATCAAACTCATTACCATCTTCTGGAATTGGGTTTACAGATTTTAGATTTGATATAACAAATAATTTAGTTGAATCTTCTTTCAGTTCTTCGGATAGTTTAGTAGATTTAAATGAAGAAACTGGACTTTACAGCACTATTTTATTTGACAATGTTGTACCTTTTATTACTGGAGATCGAGTTTACTATAGATCGGAATCTTTACCATTAGATGGATTGGAAGAAGGTTCATATTATGTTAAAGTTTTATCAGATCCAGATCCCAATTTGGATAAAAAGAAAATAAAAATCTTTAATTCATTATCATTTATAAATGATGACAATAATGCAGTAAAATTCTCTTTTCCGGATTCTGGTTTTGGGGATCATATATTCACACTATATTCGCAAAGATCTAGAGAATTAAATCCACCAAAAATACTAAAGAAATTTTCATTAAATCCAAATATAGAAGATGGTTCTGATGAAAAAACAATTCCAGGTTCTGTTGGAATGTTGATAAATGGAGTTGAAATTTTAAACTATAAATCAAAAGATAAAGTATATTATGGTCCTCTTAAAAATGCTTCTGTTTTGAATGGAGGAGAAAATTTTGATGTTATAAATCCTCCTAGAATAGAAGTATCTACTGGTCTGGGAGTAACAGCATTAATTCAGCCAGTTGTAACTGGAGAAATAACAGATATAATTGTTGATACGCAAGATTTTGACATAGATAAAGTTCTATCGGTAAATGTAAGTGGGGGAAATGTAAGAGGAGGAAGTTTTAATACAGTTTTATCAAAGAGAAGAAGAGAAGTTTTGCTCGATGGAAGAACTGTTTCTGATGGAGGAGGAATAAGCACTAATTCTTCACAGTTGATTTTCCTTTCAGATCATAATTTTGTTGATGGACAAGAAATTGTGTATAGAAATAATGGTAACACAAATATTTCTATCGGTGCTGGCACATCTTCATTGGTTAATAATGGTGTTTATTATACGAAAGTTGATAATAATTTAACTGTAAAGATATTTGGTTCTTATAATGATTATGTTTCAAATACAAATCCAATATCATTTTTCAATTCTAGTCCTGGAGGAAATCATAAATTTTTAACAAACGAAGTAAAAAATACAATTTCTAAGGTAGAAATTCTTGATGGTGGAGTTCTAACTAATAAAAAACTTATAGTAAAAACTTCTGGAATTTCTACTTCTGATCATACAATTAATTTTGAAAATCATAATTTTTCTAACGGGGATATTGTAGAATATTCTCCAGTATCTGGAATAGGAACAATTGTAGGTTTATCGACAGAAAATCAATATTATATCTTATCATCCAATAAAAATTCTTTTAGACTTTGCGATGCTGGTATTGGTGGAACAATAAGATCAAACTTTGATCAACAAAAAATTGTTAAGTTTTCATCTACTGGAGATGGATTACAACAATTCAAATATCCTGATATAGAAGTTTCAATAACATTTAGTTCTGTTGGTCTTGGAACTACAACTCAAATTCAAACAATTAATGCCACTCCTGTTGTTAAAGGATCTATTTCAGATCTTTACTTATATGAACCAGGAACTGGTTATGGATCTACTATTATAAATTTTCATAATAAACCAATTCTTACTATTAAGAATGGAAGAGAAGCTAAAATTGAACCCATTATTGTTAATGGATTAATTAGTCAGACCAATATTCAATTTGGTGGATTTGAATATTATTCAACTCCAGATTTAATAGTAGTTGATCCTACAGGATCTGGTACAGGAGCAAAATTAAAAGCATCTATCAATGAAGGAAAAATTATTGATGTACAAATTGTACAACCAGGAATTGGTTATTCAACAACAAGTAGAATTGATGTAATTTCTAGTGGTAAGGATTCAGTTCTTGATTGTGATGTAAGAGATTTAACTGTCAATTTGGTCGAAAAAATTTCAACTCCGACATATAGCACTTTTAATGAAGTTATTTCTGGAAGTGGGCTCCAATATTTTGTCTCTGCATATGATCAAGGATTAAGGAATTCGTTTAAAGATTTTATTGGAAATTCTTCTAAAATAATAGGATGGGCATATGATGGCAATCCAATTTATGGTTCATATATAGATTCTGTTTCCTTTGCTGAAAGTGGTTATGTTAAAGATACTTCAAATGTAGTTGATAGACCTAGTTTTCCTGAAGGTTTCTTTGTTGAAGATTATAGGTATGATGGTAGTGGAAATTTAGATAAAAATAATGGAAGATATGCAATAACTGAAGAATTTCCAAATGGTGTATATGCATATTATGCAACTATAGATCCAATTACTGAAAAACCAGTTTTTCCATATTTTATTGGAGAATCATTTAGATCCAATAGTATTGAAGATAATAAAGTATTAGATCAAAAATTTGATTTTAATAATTCATCTCTAATTAGAAACACATTCCCATATAAAATTGCAGAAGAATTTGCTGATAATGATTTTATTATTGAATCTAATGAAATAAAAAATCAAAAAATAATTGTAGAATCTGTATCTAAAGGTTCAATAACTGGGTTTGATATTATTAATCCAGGAAATAATTATAAAGTTAATGACAAATTAACATTTAATAGTTCTAATACTGGTGGTGGAGATCTTAGGGCAAAAGTTTCTTCTATAAAAGGAAAAGATATTGTTAATTTAGAAACATCCTTTAATCAGTATACCAATTCGGTTTTTGTTTGGGATAATGATAAAGTTTCAATTTATACCTCACCATATCACGAATTGTCTGATGGAGATAATGTAATTATCTCCGGATTTAGTACATCATCTCTTACCAAGTTAAACGATTCATTTAAAGCATCAGTTACACCAATTTCAAATGTTGGATTAACCACTCAAATTTCTTCTGGATCTGACACCACTGAGATATATGTTACAAGTATTCCATCTCAAGTTTCTGCAGGAACGAGTATTCAAATAGGATCAGAAATTTTAGAAGTTTTAAATATTTTCCCGTCTAAAAATATAATTAGAGTAAAGAGAGGAAATTCGGCAATTTCTCATAATGTTGGAACTGCAGTAACATTTAAAAACAACTTATTGACAGTTGATGCAAAGTTAGATTATTTTGAATCCAAATTTAACAAAAAGGTATATTTTAATCCAAAAGAATCCGTTGCTATTGGTACACATATAGGAATAGGTTCCGATGTTTCATTTAATTTTGGAAATGAAACTATCTCTAGAAGTATTCCCACACAAAGCATTTACATTGAAAATCATCCATTTGCAACAAATCAAAAAGTTACTTTTAATAGCAATGGAAATACTACAATTGCTATTTCAACCTCACCTTCAGGATCTTCAATCTCTTTACCATCTACAATTTATATTGTAAATAAATCTCAAAATACTATTGGGATAAAAACTTCTTTAACTACTGATGAAGTTTTCTTTATCTCTAATGGTCAAGATAAAGATAATTATTATTTTGAGACTAATTTTGAACAGCAATTAGGATTAGTAGAAAGTGCAAAAACAACTGTATCGATATCAACATTCCACGAACTGCTTTCTGGTGATTTAATTTCTTTAAATGTAAAACCAAATCTTAATGTTGGAATTGGAACTTCTACATCAATAAAAGTTAGTAAAGATATCAATACAGGAAAAATTTTATTTAATCCTGTTGGATTTACTTCAGCAGGAATAAACACTATTACAAATGAAATTACTATACCTGGACATGATTTTATTACTGGTGATAAAGTAATTTACGATTCCACCGAGATAGCACTTGGATTGCAAACTGGTTCTTATTTCGTTCATAGAGTTAATAACACTAATATAAAATTATGTGAATCCTTTATCAACTCAATATCAAATCCACCAATTACATCTAATTTAATTGGTATTGGGGGAACTTTACATACTCTATCTGCGATCAATCCACAAATCAAATCAATAAAAAATAATAACCTTGTTTTTGATGTTTCTGATTCTTCATTAGTTGACCATCAATTAAAAATTTACTATGACAATGATTTTATTAACGAATTTGTGTCAGTGGGTTCTACTTCTATATTGAGTTTAGTAAGAAGTGGAGTATCTGGAAACAGTGGTGCAAAAGTAACTATAACTTATAATGAAAATATTCCAGAAAAACTTTATTATTCTCTAGAAAAAGATGGTGAGATAATTGTACCAGATAAAGATTCTAATAATTATTCTCAAATTTCTTTTGTTGATAGTGAATATGTAGGAAACTATTCTATTAGTGGTGTTGCAGGAACCACATTTAATATCAATTTAACTAATAAGCCAGAAAAACTTTCTTATGAAAATAGTGAATGTGAGATATTAGAATACACGACTACATCACTTTTTGCAAAGGGACCAGTTGATCAAATAAAATTAATTTCTGGAGGAGTAAACTACAAGAAACCTCCAGTAATTTCTGGATCAGATTCTGAAGATGGAGAAAATCTTTTTATAATTCCAAAATCAAAAAATATTGGCAATGTAAATCAGGTTAGAATCATTAATCAAGGATTTGAATATTCCTCGGATAAGACATTAGAACCACAAGCTTTCATATCACCAAATATTAAGTTAAAAAATTTAAATGAAATTGATTCTATTTCAATCTTAAGTGGTGGAAAAAACTTCGTATCAGAACCAAATTTAGTTCTTATTAATAGTGATACTAGAGACATTATTGATAATGGAATATTGAAACCAGTTTTATCAGGATCGTCTATTTCCAACGTAATAATAGAAATTAATCCTAAAGGAATATCAGATGCATCTGCAGAATTGTTTACTACAAACAATAGCAATGGAGTTAGTATTGTAAGAGTTCTTTCAAATGCATCTGGAATATTTACATGTTCAATAACAACTCCAGTAGTAGGATTTACTACATTCCCATTTGCAGAAAATGATGAAGTTTTTGTTGAAGGGATTCAAAAATTTGGATCTTCTGGGGATGGATTTAATTCTAGTGATTATGGTTATAGATTCTTAAAAGTTAAAAATTACACCTCTGGCGGAATTTATGGTGACGAAGTTACTTTAGAGATTCCTGATCTAGACTCTAATACTAATACGGGAATAGCAAAAACTATACAGGATTCTACAGGGGTAATTATTAATAAGAAAAATTATCCTACATTTTTAATTGATATTAAACCTTCATTATTTGAAATTGGAGAAAAATTATTAGTTAATGGCAATAAAGTTGATTTACAAGTTGATGAATATACTGATCCTGCATCTCCAAAAGTTTTTGGAACTTATGATTTATCATCTGAAGATGTAATAACTGGAAGTATTTCTAAAAATGTGGCAACAATTCGAAGTATAGAAAAATATAATGGCAGTTTTAACATAGATTTTTCATCTAAGAGAGATGAAGGTTGGAATAGGGACACAGGAAAATTAAATCAAGATTATCAAGTTTTACCCGATAATGATTATCATCAGAATTTGTCTTATTCCGTAAAAAGTAGTAAGCAATGGAAAGATATTAGAACACCAGTAAATAGTTTAGTACATACTGTAGGATTAAAGAATTTTTCGGATACTGAAATAATTTCAAAATCCTCCGATATAGCAGGTATTAGTTCTATTCCTGTTCCCGTAGATTCTATAGTTAAAGATATAATAACCGAAAGTAGAGTTGATACAATTAATGGATTTGATTTTGTTGTAGATACTGATGTAATTGACAATACGTCAAGATTTTTAAAATTACAAAATAAAAGACTTTCCGATTATCTAGAAATTGACTCTAGTATTGTACTAAGAATTGATGATATTAGTGAAGAATTTTCTAATACTGAAGATGGTGATGTAATTGATAAGAAGAATTTCGTTCTTAAAAATAATGGAACTCCTATTTTTGCAAAAACTTTTGATCCTAGTGATAGTAATGTTTTAGATACTTCTACAGGAGTTTTCTCTATAGAAAATCATTTCTTTAGTGACAATGAAGAATTAATTTATAGGCCATTAGGAGTTGGCGCAACTCCCATGGTTTTTGTTAATGGATTGGTATCAGATATTTTACCTTCTTCAGTATTTGTTACAAATAAATCTGATACTACATTCCAAATATCGACGACAAGATCTGGATCCCCAGTATCATTTTCATCGTTTGGTGGAGGTAATAGTCATCAATTTGCTATGGCAAAGAATATTGAAAAATGTATAATTTCAATTGATAATATTGTTCAATATCCAATATCCTTAACGAAAAATCAATCTACATTGTCAGGAAATGGTGGAAGCATTTCTACAACTTCAAGTATTTTTTCATTGAGTGGAATTTCATCAATAACACCTGGGGATATTTTAAAAATTGATGATGAATACATGGATGTCATCAATGTTGGTTTAGGAACTCAAAATATTGGACCAATAACTAATATAGGATCGGAAAAATTAGTACAAGTTGATAGGGCATTTATTGGTTCAGCAACTACTACCCATACTGATGGCACATCTGTAGGAATATACAGAGGTTCATTTAATATTGTTGGTGATGAAATTTTCTTTACAAAAGCACCAAGAGGAAATTCATCCATTGATAGAAATGAGAATAATTTAGTATTTGCTTCCTCAGACTTTAGTGGAAGAGTATTTTTAAGAAAGAATTATGACACAAATCAAATATATGATGATATTTCTGACGAATTTACTGGAGTTGGGAGAACATTTACCGTAACTGTTGGTGGTGCAAATACTATTGGAATTGGAACATCTGGTGGTAATGGTGTAGTGTTTATAAATGGAATTTTCCAAACTCCTACAACAGAAAACAATACAGATAATAATTTTTCTATTGTTGAAGATAATATTGCAGGAATAACCAGTATTGTTTTTAGTGGAATTAGATCTGATATCAATGATTCTAATAGCATTTATATTTCAGAAGGTGATGTTAATCAAAATGAAACACCAAGAGGTGGAATAATTATTTCTTTAGGATCTACTGGAGGAATTGGATATGCCCCTCTTGTAGGAGCATCTGTAACTGCTGTAGTTGGTGCAGGAGGATCAATTACCTCAATTAATACAAACTTCTCTGGAGGAACGTATGGTTCTGGATATAATGGTATCGTATCTATAGGAGTTTCTGTTTATGATCCATCTCAAGATATTGGTGGAGATACTGCATCAATAACTGCAATAGTTGGTGCTGGAGGATCTCTTTCATTTAATATTGGTGCTGGTGGAACAGGATATAACAGTCCAGAAATATTTGTTTCTGAACCATCTTATGAAAATCTGGAAGTAATTGGAGTTTCTAGATTGGGAGTAGGTTCAACTACCGAAACTGGTGTGGGACTATTGATGAATATAGAAGTAGGTGAAAGTTTTGCTACAGGAACAGCTTCTACATATTTCGCAGTAAATAATTTTTCAATATCAAGATCTGGATATTCATTTAAAAAAGGTGATGTATTTACTCCAGTAGGATTAGTAACAGATAGAAGGTTAGCATCACCAATATCAGAATTTAAACTTACTGTTTTGGAAACATTCAGTGATAATTTTGCCGCATGGCAATTTGGTGAATTGGACTTTATTGATTCAGTTAAAAATTATCAAGATGGAAGAAGAGTAAGATTTCCACTATTTTATAATGGTGATTTAATAAGTTTTGAGAAAAAAAATGAAAATTCTGAAATAAACCTTGCAAATTCCTTATTAATTATTATTAATGGTGTAATTCAAGATCCTGGAGTTTCTTACAATTTCAATGGAGGAACATCATTTGTATTTACAGAAGCACCAAGACCAGAAGATGATATTGCAATATTTTTCTATAGAGGAACAAGAGATGAAGATGATACTTTGGTAACAAATATTTTCCCATCTATAGAAAGAGGTGATATAGTTCAAGTGCTTAAAAATAATGCTGTTCCAGAATCAATTACTCAAGATAAAAGAACGGTATTTGATTTAACACAATCTGATAAATTTGAAACTAATCCTTACTCTGGAGATGGAATTACTGAAATTTCATCTGGTCTTCTTTCTTGGATAAAACAAAAAACTGATAGAGTTGTTAATGGGGAGTTTGTGTATAAGACTAGAGAATCTATCCTTTCCCAAACATATCCAACAGCAAAAGTTATTGGAGATGTTTTGACTAGTGATAATTATATTTTTGTAGATAATGCAGATATTTTTGATTATGAAGGTCCAGGAACTGATTTTTCTGCTATATTACTAGATGGCAAAGAAGTTAGAACTGGAATTCTTTCTGCATCTATTGGTCTTGGTGGTACTGTAACTTCGTTAACTATCGTAGATAGTGGAATCGGATATACAGGTTCTACTGTTAATGTAGAATTTTCTCAACCATATTCTATATCACAACTGTTAACTATTGGTGCTGGAACTACAGTTATTACTGGTGTTACAACATCAGTATTATCTGGAATAACATCAATTGCCTCTAATTCATTTATTGCAGACATTTCTGATAGGCCAGGAACTATAACTGGCAGCTCCTCTACAATTGGAATTAATACATCATTAGTTACTTTAGGTCAACATGTCATATGTGATACTGATGGTGTCATTTCTTTAGGGACAACGGTAACTGGAATAGGAACTAATTTTATATCGATAGGATCATCCTCTTTATCTGTCATTGATGTTACTTCAACCTTTGATTTTGGAATTTCTACTTCTATTATAGATTCTGGTACTGAAATTGTATCAATTGGAATTGGTACAATATTTTTAAATAAATCAACTTTAAATACTGATGTCTTGACCAATGTTGATGTTAAATTTGGATTCACTGGAATTGGATCTACTGCAGTAGCAACAATTTCAGTTGGTTCTGGAGGAACATTAACTTCTCCAATTACAATATCAAATCCTGGATCTGGATATAACAAAGCACCTGTAGCAATAGTTGCTTCTCCAGAAATTGATTTTGAGGGAGTAACAAAAATTGCTGACGTAAAAGGTTTCTCAGGAATAGTTACAGGAATTTCTACTACTATTAATTCTGGTCAATTAGCTCTAACTTTTGATTTGAAAAGAAATACTACATTTGGTTTAGATTTACAATCGGGTTATCCACTGTTGATTAAAAATACTACTATAGGTTCTGGTGTAACTTCAGTAATTAATTCGGATTCTGAGGTTGTTGGTATAGGAACTACATTTTTAGATAATATATATTATGTTAGTCAGATATCTAATAGTGGTAATACTGCATCTATAATTTGCAATATCCATTCTAATAGTTCAGTTTCTGGAATATTATCAACTGGTGATTATCTCGGAGAGTTTTCTTGGGGTCGTTTTGGGACAGTAACAAGATCTTCTTCTCCAATTTCTTTAAATGTTTTTGGAAAAACAGTGGATGTTGGATTGTCAACATTCCCATCTATTCAAAGAAGAGGAGCAGGATTAAGGCAAACTGGACCATTACTTGATGAACTACAAAATTGATCTTTTCAAAACACTTATAAATATCTAAAAAGTATGCAATATGGCTGCAATAGTAACAGATCAATTTAGGATCTCTAATGCAAATAATTTCATAGAATCTGTACTGGATAGTAATAATTCTTATTATGTATTTTTAGGATTGTCAAATCCTGGTTCTACAGGTAATCCAATCGGTTTTGGTAGAACTACCACTTGGGATAATGTACCATCAAGTCCCTTAGTTCCTACAGATAATTTTGAATATCTATCTCACTACAGAGATACCTCATTATTTGGAAAAAAAGTTAATAGTACTAATATAAGAAGAGTTATAAGAAGAATTAATTGGACTGCCAATACACGTTATGATATGTATAGGCATGATTACTCGGATAAAAATCCAAGTCCAAATTCAGGATCTTCTAGATTGTATGATTCTAACTACTATGTAATGAATAGTGACTATAGAGTATACATTTGTCTATATAATGGATCTTCGGGATCAGAACGACTAGGAAAAACATCTAAAGACGAACCAACATTCACAGATTTGGAACCATCTGCCGCAGGAAATAGTGGTGATGGTTATCTATGGAAATATCTTTTTACAGTTTCTCCTAGTGATATTATAAAGTTTGATTCCACAGACTATATTGTTCTTCCAAATAATTGGAATACTTCTACTGACTCTCAAATACAAAATATTAGAGAATCTGCAGATTCAACTATCAATAATAATCAAATAAAAATTGTTTATATTGAAAACAGTGGTGGTGGTGGACAATATAGTACAGGAACTTATGATATCATTGGAGATGGTACTGGTGCAAAAGTTTCAATTACTGCAAATAGCAGTGGTGAAATAATATCCACAAAAGTTGTTTCTGGTGGAACTGGATATACATACGGAATTGTAGATTTGAAAACATCTGGTTCTAATCCTTCAAATCCTGCAAAATTGATTCCAATCATTCCACCATCTAGAGGGCACGGATATGATATTTACACAGAACTTGGGGCAGATAAAGTTTTAATATATGCTAGATTTGATGATTCCACAAAAGATTTTCCAACTGATGCAAAATTTTCTCAGGTTGGAATAGTAAAAAATCCTCAAAAGAGCAACTCATCTGAAATATATACAGATAATCAATATTCTTCATTAGGTGCTATTAAACTCTCATCTGTTGTTACAGAACCAGTCGTAGGGGAAGAAATTACCCAGGTAGTTACTGGAGGAACTGCACGAGCATATGTTGCTTCTTATGATACTGAAACTAAGGTTTTAAAATATTATCAAGATAGATCTTTATATTTTTCTAATAGTTATGATCAAACTGATAGTATTACTGTTTCCTCAAAAGGAAAGGTATTAAGTTTTGAATCTTCAGGAAATTCTATATCTCCATATAGTGGTTCGATAGATACATCTTTTACAGGAATATCAACCACTATAAATTCTAAACAAATAAATTTGGGTTCAGTTTTTACAAATGGACTTTCAGATCCTGAGATAAATAAGAATACCGGTGATATAATTTACATTGATAATCGTTCTTTGGTAACAAGAGACTCTAGACAAAAAGAAGACGTTAAAATTATTCTGGAATTCTAAGAAAAATGTCACAAAAAACAAATTTAAACATCAATCCATACTATGATGATTTTGATCGTGAAAAAAATTTTTACAAAGTTCTTTTTAAACCAGGATATCCAGTACAGTCTAGAGAATTAACTACTCTACAATCAATACTTCAAAACCAAGTAGAAGATTTTGGTAGTCATATCTTTAAAGAGGGATCAATGGTGATTCCTGGAGGTATTACCTATGATGGACAATTCTACTCAGTAAAGGTTAATAGTACTCAATTTGGTGTAGATCTATCAGTTTATATTGAAAACTTTGTAGGAAAAACTATTACTGGACAAATTTCAGGAACTACGGCAAAAATTCAAAAAGTTGTTTTTCCTGATGACAGTGATGAAGTAGAATATATTACACTTTATGTAAAGTACTTAGATTCTGATAATAATTTCGAATTTACACAGTTTCAAGATGGTGAATTGCTTTCTGCAAATGAAAATATAGTATATGGAAACACCACTATTGCTGCTGGAACTTCCTTTGCTTCATTAATATCATCTAATGCAACTTCTATAGGTTCTGCATGTTTTGTTGGTGATGGAGT